ACCTCGTCGAACGGGTCAGGCCGCGTCCGCCACGTGTGCTCGGGTGCACACTGGCTGGGCAGAACCTTCAGGTCGCGATACTTGCGGGCGGTCTTGACGTTTATCGTCGTCCTGTCCGCCGCCTGCTGCAGCGTGAGGCCCTTCTGAAGCAACATCCGAAGTCTCCTTGCCTGGTTGTCCGTGACCATCTTGCGCTCCCGGTTGTCGGTTACGCAAGTAGTCTTCGGACGAGGCTCGTGGACAGGAAGATCCGAATTGTTCAACTGTGTGCAGGACAAACTCAGCCAGCAGCGTCCTGCGGACGCACAGGAGCTGTGGCTGATCGTCGTAAGCGGCCACCAACAGTCTCAGAACATGGGGGTCAAGCTAACGCTGAAGACCTTCACTGCCGTGAATCAGGAACTGGAAGCGTCGCATTACGACAAGGTGTTCATCTACCAGTACGCGTACGATGGCATCTGGCAATGGGAACGCGGAGTTGGTTGGAAGAACGTCGTACCGGATGTTTTCGAATCTCACAGAAAGAAGCGCCTTGATGAAGCCTGAGGAATCCGTGCCGTATGCGCTGCTCTGTTAGCCATTGAGCAGCGATTCCAGCCGCGAAATCTGCCAGACAAGGCGGTTGTATGCGAGGCTTTTGAACGCCTTGCTCTTGTCGCGCAGTCGGATTGGCGGATGCACCCCGTGATTACCTGGTCGGCCATCAGGCACAGTTCCCCGCGTGAGGAATGATCGAGAACCCGAACCGCACGATCGCCCACTTGGTGCCGGTGCCGGCTTCCTTCCATATAATATGTGCAGTGCCGGCAACGCCGCTGGCAAGTTTGGCGGCATCGCCGCCCACGATCTCCGCGAAACGGTGATTGGCGTCCGCCACGCTCACCTGCACCTGACGGGCCCCGGCGATGTAGGCAGTACCTATATCGCCTGACTTGATCGGCTCGGCCGCGATGACGAACCTGGCTTCGTGCGTGCCGGCAACCGGCGTCACGCCGCTCAGGGCGACTCGACCCTGGAAGCCCTCAAGCGCCGTGGCTGGATCGAACACTACGCCGCTGATCCCGAGTACGCCGAACTGGCCAACGTCGGTGCCGCTATCGTTGCGAACCAGCACGATGCTCGCCTGGCGATACGCGGACTGCCGTCCGCCGCCGACGTTCTGCTGCTGTCGATGGGCGATGGCGGCATCGATGAATGCATTGAAGGTGTTGGCGGGGATCGCGAGCGGGTCGCCGGATCTGACTTTTCGGAAGGCATCGCCCATCAGGTGGTTCCTATGCCGAGGTCGGCAAAGTTGCCCGATTCATAGACCTGCTCGATGTAGACAGCGGCCGGGACCTGTACACGCATGATGGCGGCCAAGGCTTCAAGCGCGCCGCCATCGAGATCGGCCTGATCGTCGCCGGCCTGCGGCGTGCCGAGGATGACGTAGGCGCGCTCGTAGGTCTGGTTGCGGCCGGTGGTGATCTCGCGGGTGTTCGCGCGCTCGGTGACCGTGAACAGCATCGATGCTCCTCAGGTGAAGGCCAGGCCGGTCGCGCTCTTCAGCGGCCGAGTGTTCTTCTCGATCTTCTCGATGCCGCCTGCCATGCGCTCTATCGGCCCGCCGGCCTGGAGGCCAAGCAGGTTCTCAACGTTGAAAGTGCCGGCGGCACCGAACTTGTCTGCCTGGGCGGCAACAGTGTCCTGTATCTCTGGGAGGCGCTTCTGCAGTTCTTCCGCGCCCGCCCCAAGCTCGGAAGGCTTCCCTGCCTCTGCTGCCTCGCGCTTGGCCTTGGCAGCCTGGAGGGCGACGTTGCGTTCGCGGATGGCGTTGGCAAGCTCGTCCTCGGCCGCGTTGATCGCCGCGTTGCGCTGATCGCGCAACACCTGGCGAGTCAGGCTGTTCTCTTCGGCGATGTTAGCGAGTGCCTGCTTGTGTTCGTCCTCCCGCCGCTTCATCTTCTCGTCCCACGCCTTGTCGTCGAGCTTCTTCTGCTGGTCGACGCTCTGCGCGTAGGCATCGTGCTGCTTGTCAAGACCGGCCTTGCCCTCGGCCAACTCCCCGGCGGTGAGGCCGCCGACCGCCGCATACGTGTCGAGCATCCGCTTGGCGAGCCACGTGGTGGCGGCGTCATGCGTCTTCTTGAACCACGCCGTGAAGCCGGTCCAGACGCTTCGTAGGACGTCGACCAGGCCCCACCATGCATCGGCAATCCCCTGTACGCCCTTCTCCCAGGCCATGCGCACACCGTCGATCATGTCGGTGACGACGGTGAGCACCTCGTATTTGAACACGGCCCAAATTCCCTTGAGGAAGTTCGTGCCGCGGATCCACTGGATCTTCAGGCTCAGCCAGAGGATCTTCGCGGCCAGCGCGATGTCGCCGGCAGCCAGGGCGGTCGGCGAATCCCTTCCATGCTTTCGTGGCATCGGCTTCCAGGAAGGTGAAGCGCTGGCCGAGCCAGTTGACGGCCTTGCCGGCGGCACCGGTCGCACAGACGATGACGGCCGCAAGTGCGACCACGGCAGCGATGATGCCGGCGATTGGCGTCGCCAGAGAGCCGATCACTGCTCCGAGGACACTGACAACGGAGGTTGCAGCAGTGATGGCCGCGCTCGCGCCCGCAACGATCCCCGCAGATGATCCCAAGATCGTGCCGACCGCCATCTTCACGATGGAGACGATCAGGCCGGCGTTTTGCGTGACCAACAGGCCGACCCACCGCGCCCATCGCCTGACGGCTTCCGCCGCGGGCTTGATCGGCTCAGCCGGCACGCCGGCGCTTGCGGCGGCGGAAATCACCATGCCGATGCTCGGGGCGAGTTCTGCGAACGTGGTCTTGCCGCGGAGAACCGTCCCGAACAACACGTCCGATACGCGTCCCGCCTCGCTTGCCGAGAGGCCATAGGCATTGAGGATAGTCGTGATGTGGCTTTGCCGACAGCGCCGAGCGCAGCCGGCCTGTCGAAGAACATCCTCGCCATCTTGAATCGGACCATCGTTCACACCATCACGCGGTAACTGACCGTCAGCACGCTCGTGAAGACGCGGTCGTTGGCCAAGTGATCGGAAGCGTAGATCGGGTCGTTGGTGCTCTTCAGCCAGGGAGCACCCTGCACCGCCTGTAGTGGCCGCTGCCGCAGATACGCATCTATCTGCTCGACGAGCGTCAGCAGCGGCACGATCTCGGCGTCGAGATCCTTGCCGAGGCGCTTCTGAATGCCGATGTCGATCTGCACTTCCTTCAGCGCCAGGCCACGGGCGGCCAGCGAGTTCTCAACAGCGTGCGGCACGACCGAGACCTGCAAGTCCTTGAGTTCTGAGAGCTCGAACTGCGGCAGTACGCGCCGCACCGGCGTGAACGGCTGACCGAACGTGCCATCCGGCGAGCTGGCCAACTCGGCCACGACGGCGTCCGCGATATCGAGGACAACAGACACATCAGCCTCCTACCAGGCGTTTCCAGAGCGCCGTGATTGCGAGCGTCACGATGGAACCCGCGATCAGCCACAACACGCGGTTACGGCCACGCTCGGCCGCCTCAAGCCTGTCCAGACGAAGCTGGATGCCCGGCTTGCCGTTGCCGTGTGACCGCTGCGGACGCGGCGTCCGCCGTCGAGCTGGTCGAGCTTGCGATGGATCGACTTGAAGTGATCCTGGCAGTCACTGCTGTTACCGCATTCTCTCATGCGTTGGTCTGCCTCGTGTGAATCCTGTAGGTCGTGTGCGCTGGGCCGCTCCAGCGCCAGCCCTTGATGTCATCGCCCAGGGCCATCACCTCGTGCCACAGACCGTCGTATTCGATGCGGTCGCTGCCGGTGCATATGAGGACGCCATCTGCGTACCACTCGACACCTGCCTCGACTCCGTCGCCCGTCGAATGGGCCAGACGTGCTTGGAGTTGCCGGAGGCGCTGTAGTAGGGATCGCCGAGGCTGCCGATGATGACCGAGCTTCGCTGCTCCTGGTAGAGCACGTGGCGGTCGCTGTACCAGAGGTTGTCGCCGGTGCCGATGAAGTGCGGGAACATGCCGGGATTGGCGGGAGGGTTTCCCAGCCAGCCGTACGAGACGAACGCCATGTAAGCGACCGGCAGGTTCGGCAGCCGCCACCCGGAGCCTTCCCACAGGATGCTTCGAACACCCTGGATAGCAGCCGTCCAGGTCATCGTCTTGAGCGTGGGATACGGGCTTGCGCCGTCCACCTGGAAGAACGCCTCGCCCCAGTCGTCGCCCTCGACGGGCACCACGTCCTGAACCGGGCGCTTGGCGATCCAGCCCTTCGCGGCGCTCGTCACGATGTCGCGCTTGGCGTATGCCACGCCGCCGGCGTATGCACCGCGAGGATTGACTAGCCCGAGCCATTCACGGTGTCGATCAGCGAAAGCCGGCGGGGGAACTCGATGCCGAGCACGAAATCGGTGATGGTGTCGTCCGCATGAAGCTGGCGTTGGAGAGATACGCCGAGCTGACCAGCGTGAACTTGCCGACGTGCGGGTTTGCCGAGGGCTTCGCCTTGTTGGCGGTGGTGGTCTCGTTGAGCTGCAGCGAGCTCATCAGGAGCTGAGCCGGCACCTTGAGTGCGGTCGGCACCAGCAGGATAGACGCGGGCACCCCGAGCGGCCGCCCGTTGGGCTTGGTCTGCTCGTTGAAGAGGACCTCGGCCGCCGTCAGACCGTCCACCGACAGGGCGGTGTCCGCGCCCTCGCTGTAGTTCTTGTGAGCCGCCGAGAAGAACGCGTTCCCGTCGGTCTGCGTGGGATTCGAGAGCACCAGCGCCCACACCGCGTCCGCGATGGCCTCGCCCGCCCCCATCCCGATCTGGCGCGGGATGTCAGTGAAGGCGCCGAGGTCGTCGTTGATGATCATCTGCCGCGTGAGGGCAAACATGATGCCGTGCGTGTCGGCCTGCTGCGTGAAAGTCTGCTCCGACAGCTCGCCGTGCTTCAGCTCGCCGTCCGCCGCGACCTTCTGGAACTTGAAGCTGCCGGTCATCCGGTAGCGGGTGTGCTGCTTGAAGTCGTTGACGCTCGCGACGCGGCAGATGCGGCGCCACGAGTCCTCGACGTAGGTGAAGCCTTCCAGCAGCATCTTGTTCGCGAGGTTCGACAGGATGCCCGGCAGGCTCACCGTGCTGAACGCCGCACGGAGCCAGCCGTCGCCGTCGCGGGTGAACCGGGGCAGCCGCTGTCCGCACGCAAGCTCGCCGAGCTCCTGAATGCCGATGCCGCGGTACCTGTGCACGGCTTCGAGCACCTGCGCGGCGAAGAGCTTCTCCAGCCGCGACGTGGGCAGCACCGACATCAGCGCGGCGGCCTCGAGCACCGCCGGGGTACTCAGGTTCTGCACGACGTGGATGCCCGGCGCTTCAGGCCGGCTTGCGAGCAGGACTTCCACGCGGGTTTCCTTCTCGCTCCAGCCTTCGGCGATGGCCTTGGCCTCGATCTCGGTGAACTTGCCGCCGCAGGCCTTGCGGACGGCCTCGATGCGCAGTGTCTCGGCGGCCTCGCGTTCCCGACGCACAGCGATCGGATCAGGTTCGGGCGTCTTGGCCTCGACTACCGGCTGCTTCGGCGGCGCCGGGGACGCAAGCTGTTCGATCGGCTTGGGCGCCGACGTCGGGGCGGGCGACTCGATCTTCGGCTGCTCCGTCTCATACTTCGCCCGCAGGGCCTTCTTCTCGTCCTCGCCCAGCTTCGACTCGTCGAGGTTCTGAGCCTTCAGCCATTCGGCAAAAGTCTTCATCGTGGTCTCCTTGCTGTGAGCGGCGACCTTTGCAGTGGCTTTCGTGTCGGCGCCGCTGTCGACGAACGAAATCTCCTTGAGCACTGATTTCTGCACAACGTAGATCGGCCCGGCAAACGACCGGCCGTTGGCACGCACGTTCGCGCCTTCGGGCACGAACTCATATTCCCGCACCGGCGCCCCGATGCTCGACTTCCACGGGAAGCCGTTCCGCCCGCTTTCCACCACGTCGCGTGCCCACGAGGTCGAACGGCTGATCACGCCTTCGGCGTGCAATCTGCCGCCGTCGATCTGCACCCTGTCGGTGTGGCCGACGCCCTGCCTGGAATCGTGGTCCAGCCGCACGGGCAGCTTCTGGTCCTCGATGTCCATCCCCTCCAGGTTCACCACCGCGGGGAAGGGGAAGATGCTCACGCGCATCAGGCCGCCGGTGTAGGCGACCATCGAGAAGCGGGGTGGCGTCTTGGCCTCGCCGGCGGCGGCGTCGATGGTGAGATCGCACGGTTCGAAGTGCAGCATCGAAAGCATATCGTTATTCCTCATCGGACTCTGCGGTGTCGGCTGCGGCGCCTACGCCGGCGGTTACCGGTTCTGCGAAGCTGATGTCGAACTCCTTCTCCAGCTTCTTCACCTCGGCGATCTCGACTGCCCGCTGCCGCAGCTTCTTCTGCCAGTCGTTGCCCTGGCGGCCGTGCTCGTCGGCGAGCGTCGTCGTGTTGTTCTTCAGGCGCGTCTCCTGGGCCTTGGCCTCCTTGAGCGGATCGACGTGCTCCGTGCCGTCCCAGAACCACGTGTGCGGCGTGCGGCCGGAGATTGCCGCCAGGCCGCGTTCGCGGGCCTCCTGCGCCCACGCCGCGAGGATGCGGTCGACCACCCACTCCTCGCCGTCGTCCTGCTCCACGCGATTGGCCTTGAAGTAGGTCTGGTGGTCCATCCGGCCGCTCGCATAGTTGTAGTCGGACGAGTCGCCTGCTGCGATGTTGCGGGGCTGCAGGACGCTGCGGGCCATCTCGTTGATGATCTCGCGCTTGAACTCCGGATACGTCGTCGTCGGCTGCTGCGCCTGGATCTGGCCGAGCTTCCAGCCTTCGGGCAGCATAACATCTTGATGCTGATCTGGTATCAGATAGGCGAGGGAATGGAAAAAGGTCATAACCCCTCTCAATGCTTTGAAACTTCTCGTCGGATCGCGGCCTCCAAAGTAATCACTTTCCTATCCGGTTGCGAAATCCCAATCACCCTCGCCACCCGCCTGACTATCCCCACATGGACTATCGGCCACGCATCCTGCGGTAAGCCGGCGTTAGCAAGCTCCGTCTCAATAACCTTCATCACGGGGTTGTTGTCTTGATTCTGATATTCATCTAACATTCCGTTTTCTGGGCTGATATCGTACCGCCAGTCCTGGGGCGGCCCTCCCCCAGTCAGGTTAACCTTGAGAACCGCTTGGTTCAGTACCTCCTCATTGGCAAAGCATGCAAGCGCCCCCACATCAACCACATGTGACAAATTCACATCGTCGTATTCTGATTCCTCATCGATGACGTTGAGGAAGATGAGAGGCTTGGCGAATGTTATCTCGGTGTATACACAAACGCCTAGCCCGGATTTCTCACAATGTCCAAAAAATGCTTCGGACGGGTACAGGGATCATTAGACGCGGTTCGGGCTGAGGTTTCAGCGCTCCTTTGGCACACCACCCCCTTACCCCCGCGGTCTGGGAGATGCGCCTGGCCCTTGTTTCTCGCGGCGCCAGCACGGCAGGGGCATTGCCCGTGGGCGGCCGAACACTTGTCTGAATAGCGCGTGCAGCGGATGGCTGCTGCTCATTGAAGTCCACAAGTGCTGCGTGTTGCGAGATGA